GCGGTCGGAAGCTCCTGACCTGGGCAGAACAGAGGAAGAACGAGCGAAACAAAAGGAAACGCCAACGGCAGGCCAGGAGAAAAGCGCGGAAGAAAAACAGATGACCCATGACGATCTGGTAAAGCTCGGCAGGCAGTGGCTCAGTAGGCCATGGAACCCATCTTTGAAGCGGTGCCAAGAGGGAGCCAAGGAGCCTGGCCGGTGGTTCGCTGAACCTCCCAACGCATGGAGAATTTGCAGACGACCAGCGTGCGCGGTTACAATTACGGAGATGACCACTGCAATATCAGAGACTCCGGATGTGATAGGCTGGACAGGTACGGGAAGCTCCTTTCTGCTCGAGTGTAAGGCATCGATCTCCGATTTCAAAGCAGATCAAAACAAGGCGTTCCGCAGGCACCCGTCCCTGGGCATTGGTCGGTTCCGCTTCTACCTTGCTCCCTCTGGACTTCTCAAACCTGAACAGATCCCAAAGGGATGGGGGTTATTGAGTGCGAGCAACGGAGGGAGAATCACGATGAAGAAACCCTCCGATATTTTCGAGTACAGGCATGACTACGAGATGGGCGTCTTCCTTTCTCTGATTCGCAGGATGAACGTTAAGCCAGGTAGGCATGTCAACATTCGATCATACACGGTGGACGACAGCGATAAGGAACCCAGGGCAACAGTCACATTCAGGAAGGTTAGGAAAAGTTAATGACCAAATACTACACGAGCCCGAGGTGGACGGCCGAGCTTCCCGATTGCTCCATGCCGATGACCTTCGACACCTATTCTAATTGCGGATTTGGATGCGTCTACTGCTTTGCCTCCTACCAACGAGCCATTGGTCACGACGCCAGGAAGGATGCCTACCTGAGCGGGGATTCAAACGCCATCAATGTGGAACGCACCAAGCGTATCTTCACTGACCCTGACTTCTCTCAGTTTGGTCCGTACACGGCAGCGCGGAAGACACTTCAGTGGGGTGGGATGAGCGACCCGTTCTGCACTATTGAAAAGGAAAAGGAGGTTGGCCTTGAGATGCTTCGCTTCTTTGCGGAGATAGACTATCCGATCTGCTTCAGCACAAAGGGGGTCTGGTGGCTCAGGGACGAACGGTACACCGAACTGTTCAAAGGCCGGAAGAACTGGAACGTCAAGATCAGCATCATCACCATGAACAAGGAAAAGGCGCGACGAGTGGAGGTAGGGTGCCCGACTCCGAAGCGACGGCTGGAGGCCCTTGAGAAGATTGCCAAGCTCGATTGCGGAGGCGCAACCCTTCGCCTTCGGCCTTTTATGCTCGGGATTACAAACCCGACTCACGTTCCTCTCATCAAAGAGGCCGGGGAACGCGGGGCCTCTGCTGTTTCGACAGAGTTCTTTTGCCTGGAACGCAGGAGTCCGGCGTTGCGCAAACATATGCCGATGCTGGAAGAGGTCAGTGGTTTCGACTACATGGAGCTGTATGCCAAATACAGCCGAGGGGCTGGCTACCTCCGACTAAACCGAAACATCAAACGAGAGTTCGTGAACGAGATGGAGGTCGCGGCCAGGGAAGCAGGGATGAGGTTCTATGTCAGCGACGCGCACTTCAAGGAGCGGTGCGACAATGGCTCCTGCTGCGGTCTGGACGAGTCTTGGAATTACAGTCGCGGTCAATTCTGCGAAGCGCTGGTGCTTTGTAAGAAGAACGGGCAGGTCACCTGGTCGGAGATTGAACCGGACATGATTGTGGCTGGGCTCGATAAGATCCTGTGGCGACAGGCTGAGAATTACAACACGGGGAGCGCGAGGGCCAGAGCGAAGTTTCACAAGCATAGCCTTCGCGATTATCTCCGGTGGCTGTGGAATAACCCGAAGGCGGGACAGTCACCGTACACAATGTTCCAGGGGATTATGAAACCCACCTCGAAGGACGAGGACGGGAACCTAATTTACGAATATGACGCAACACGCGGTTAACGTAAGAGGAGCTCTCGACGAGAACTACCGACCTCCGAGAATTCACCTCCCGAGGTTGGACAGGGCGAAGTACCTCAAGACCCATTCGCGCATGAAGCTTGTCATGCGAGCCGAGGCGATGCGTTCCCGCCAGATCGCTATGGCACGGGAGTCTTCTTCGGCGTTTATGGAGTACTGCTTCGTAGATGAGTCCACCGGGATGCCTTTTCAGCAGCAGTGGTTTCATGACGAGTGGCACAAGGCTTGGGACGACCATAACCGCGTGATGATTATCGCTCCTCGAGACCATGCAAAAACAAGCAACGTGGTTGGGCGGACGCTATGGGAACTGGGTAGAAACCCCAACCTGCGGACCAAGATTGTTTGCGCGTCGGACGGTCGAGCCAAGGAACGTTTGTTCGAGCTTGACCAGCACCTCACTACTAACCCGAAGGTTATGGAAGTTTTCCCTCACCTGGTACCAGATCCTGCAGCACCATGGAACGCGCATAAGCTGGTGTTACAGAGGACCGCTCGTCACCGTGATGCCAGTGTAGAGGCGCTTGGTATTACGAGTACGGCAACGGGTGGTCGCGCCGATCTCCTTATTGCTGACGACGTGGTTGACCGAAGGAACGCACTATCCTTCCCAGCGCTGAAGGAGCAAATCAAGCAGGCGTGGCGCTCTGACTGGACAAACCTCCTGGAGCCGGACAGTCGCGTTTGGTACATCTGCACTCTCTGGTCCCCATCAGACCTGTCCCACGAGCTTATCGATAACCCGGCCTATCACGTACTGCGTTACGACATCGACATGAACTTCGGTGCCATGTGGCCGCACAAGTGGAGTGAGGAAGCGCTGCGTGCCAGGTTCGACGAGATTCTGAGTATTGAATTCAACCGAGCATTCCGGAATATGGCCATAGATATTGAGACCACGCTCATCCGACCGGAATGGTTTGTGTACCGAGATCTCAGGCACGACGAACGTTTCAACGAGCTGCTCGAAGAGGACAAGCTGATTTTCCTCACGAGCTACGATCCTGCCGGCACGCCAACTGGAAACAAGGATCAGGATTATACGGGTGCCTGCATCGCGGCCATCGATCCGGAGCGCGGCGATGTGTACATTATTGATGCGTGGCACAGACGCATGTCCCTTAAGGCCGCAGCCGACGAAGTTGATGGCGAGGCCATCCGATATGAGCCCTGGCAGATACTGATTGAGAAAGAAGGAAGGGCTTTAGATGAGTGGGTCGAGAACGAGCACCCGGAAACCGCACAGCTTGTTTGGACCAAAAGACCTGTCGTATCCAAGAAGATAAGATTGCTCGGCGCAACCCCCTTGCTGGAAAAGGGCAAGTGTATCTTCAGTGCACACCTAGATCCAAACAACTCGCTCTTTGACGGTTCTCGTGGTAGTCTAGTTGATGAATTACAGGAGTTCCCGTTTGGCAAACATGACGATATGGTGGACGCATTCTCTCAGATGGCGGAATTCGCCAGGATGCGATTCCTTGATGTAGATGCCGACGGAGGTGAAGATGTACCAACGGTAAAAATCGGGGCAGGCTACGGAGACGATGGATACAAATACTGATACTGTCCTGAAGGATCTGTCGACGGGGAAAGAGTACCGGCGGCGAACAGGTGAAGAGGCTGTTATGACCATAGAAGTAACCAAGCATCCCTACCGCGAACTTGAACGCGCAGCTTTCGTTGCCCTGCGTGAGGCTCCTGCTTTTACAAACGACGATCTTTGGGAGCGAGTACTCGGGATGAACATTGTTCTGCCAGGTGGAACGGAAGTGGATGTGGACGGTGCCGAACTTGAGCGAGCACTTGAAGACATCGAAGGGTGCGACCACAACTGGGACGAGGCCAGTTCCATCAGACCTGAGCTGTTTGCGTTCCATGGGTCTAGGTCGGCTGAACTCCTGGTGCCCGTTGTAGCCAACGACATAGATTTGCCTCCGGTACGATTGCTGGTTAGGCTTTCCGATCTGAAGAACATGTTCCAACGAGTCACACCAGGCCAGGGGCCAAACACAAGAGGCGGAACGGAGAGCCGTTCTGAGGCGTCTTGTTCACACCCTGTTGAATCCCTTGGGAAACACCACTGTCGCTCGTGCATGAGGCGCTTGTGGATGAAGAGGGCCATGGAATTGGGGGTAATCGATGGTGGACAATAAACACAGGCGGGAAGAAGCCCCGCCAAGGGTACGACTTGCAAAGAGTGTTGATCTGAGCAAAGCCAAGGACGGTTGCAAGCGGTGCAATGGCCGCGGTATTACCGGTTACAAAACAGCCGACCTAGGCGACGGCGACGGCGAACAAAAGATCCCTATAATTTGCAGGTGCGTCAGCAGGAACGGTGGCGTAAAGCCTGACGAGCTTGACCGGATTCTCAAAGAGGCCGAGAAGCATATGGACGAAGGGCTGTTCCATGAGCATGTGGTTGCCGATTTCCATGCGGTACCAGATGAACAGAAACCCCGTATTGTTGCCGCGTTCTACCGCGATATTGTGGACCAGCGGAAGACCAGGGATTCCAAAGAGGCAATCGAGAAGGTGCTGGAATTGCTTCAGCGCAGGAAAGACTGGCACGAACTTCGTAGCCAAGCAATAAGAATATTAATGCGCGACGCCGCGGACCCACTCTGCGACGAAGCTGTAAGGACTTTGGCAGAAAAAGCGATGAACGTCGCACGCCAAGCCATGAACTAGAAGGAGGAGACCAATGGCATTCGCAGAGAATAAACCGTTAGACATGAATGAAGACCCAGCCAACCCCGGCGATGCGCTGGTCGGTTCCGGTGCAGTGATGGATGTAGCCCAGATGAGTGAAAAGGGTTACGAGATTGTGCGTGGCGTAGGCGCGGCGATTGCCGGCAATATTGAAGGCAGTGTGGCTGGTGGTGCTTGGACGGTTATCGCTTCTATCGCAGCTTCCGCCCAGGGGGTAGTCCCCGTGCACTACAATAAGGTCCGGCTCACACTCGGTACCGGTGGTGCGATTAACACCGTCATTAAGATCTGTGGCAAGGTTCTCTGATGGCTGGCACCAAAAAGAAAACAAGGAAGGGCAAGAGCGGCAAGAAGGACGACCCGTATTCCTTGCCTGTCCGCTCCGCTCTCGCCAAGGCCGCGGTATTGACCGGCAGAGAGGTCGACGAGTCGGCAGCCTTGCAGACCATGAAGCAAACCGAGGAGCAGTACGGCGAACAGGGTGCCGTGGCGGCACCGTACAATCCAGAGGCGCTACTCAATTACATTGAGCTGACACCTCACCTGTCGCCCAACATCGCTGCTTACCAGCAAAACATCGAAGGCTACGGATACCAGTGGGCCTACGCCGAGCCATGGATGGAAGACCTTGATTCTCCCGAAGCACAGGAGGCAATCAAGAACGCTCTCCAGATCGAGCAATGGGTTGATGAGGAAGAAGCCGCTGCTGCTGCTGCTGCCCAGAAACAAGAAGGGGAAGAACCTGAGGAGGAAGAGTCCGTAGATGAAGAGGATGATAACGGCGAGGTTTCCGATGAAGACGTGGATCAGGCTATTGAAAGCCTGAAGATTCAACTCCGTCGCGAGCAGTTCATGTTTGATGCCTTCTTCAAAAACTGTTGCTCCACAATGTCCTTTACCAAGCTCAGGAGAATCACCAGGCAAGACATAGAATCCCACGGGTGGGGTGCCTGGGAAATGTTGATGGACGGGTTTGATAAGCTGAAGAGGCTCAACTACATTCCAGGGTACACCGTGCGACCATTGCGGGACGAAGGGGAGCTCGTCGAAGTCGCAGAAGATGATCCGGTCACCCCCTTGTCAGACGGTCGCGAGACTATTATACACCGGAGATTCCGCAGGTACGTCCAAATCGTAGGCAGCCAGCGGGCATTCTTTAAATCCCCAGGAGATCCTCGGGTAATATCGAGGGCTACCGGTAAAATCTACAAGTCGGTTGAAGCCATGCGCAGGCCCACGGATGCGGCCGACAATCCAGGAGAGGGAAAGGACGCACAGGAGGCTAACCAACTAATCTACCTGTCGCTCCACGATCCGAGAACGCCTTGTCCTCCGCCTCGCTGGATAGGCAACCTGTTGGCTGTTCTCGGTGTGCGCGAGGCTGATGAGGCGAACTACTTCTACCTAGACAGCAACGCAATCCCCCCCGGCATCCTGTTCGTGTCCGGAGGGAAAGTCCCTCGCGACATGAAGGACCGACTCGAGCAGAGGATGACCCAGGAACTTGGTGGTGCTAAGAACTCTCATAAGATCCTGGTTGTGGAAGCGCATCCGATGAAGCTGAAGGGAGAGGAGCGCACGATTCTTCCCAGTATGGAGTTTGAATCCCTGCGGGATGCTCAGCAATCAGACGCCACGTTCACCGAATACGATGAGCGCAGCAGCGACAGAATAGGCGCGAGCTTCAGGCTTTCCCCTATGCTGAGGGGTTACACTCCCAAGAATCTGAATCGTGCGACGGCTACTACCGCGGTTGCGTTTGCTGAACAGCAAGTGTTCGAGCCAGAGCGCGAGGACATCGACTGGCGGGTGAATAAGGACATCCTTCCACGAATAAATGTGAAGCTGCTCAAATTCCGTTCGAACTCACCACCCACCAGATCACCAGAGGAAATTGCTGAACTCATCAAGGTTTCAGCACCACACGGAGGGCTGCTGCCCTACGAGATCCGCGCACTGCTCGGCGATGCATTGAACCGAACGCTGGCAAGGATCGATGATGAATGGGCGAGCCTGCCGATGCCGATGACTCTCGCCGGCATGGGTGGCACGGGTGAAGACGGAGAAGGCCAGGAAGAAACTGTTGCAAGCCTCGCTGGTAAGTTGGACGCAATGGCAAAGCGCGTCGAATCTATCCTAACCGAAGAACTCCGGAATGCTGGGTTTGAAGGAGACATAAGCGCCAGGTTCCGCGATCTGGATGAGCTGGATATTGAAGAGGAAAAAGGGGAAGATGGTGAATAGTCTTTTTGGAAAACCCAAAGGAATCAAGGTGGGACAAAAGTGGGTAGATCTCGCACTTGAAAAGGATGGCACACCACACCCCATGATGCGTGTGAAAGTTAAGGAGGTCGACGACGTTGGCATGGTGGTTTTGTGTTCGGCTCCCTATGGCACCTCAGACTTGGATATTCAGATTGCGCCGGATACTCTCTTGGAAAAATACAGGCTCGACGAAGATGTGAAATAGTCGGGCAGGAAGGGTAAAAGATGCCTTACACAGAGTACGAATTTCCGAGCTCAATTCCCGCATTCACTATTTCTTTGCCTTTAACAGTTGAGACACACGGACCCGATATTGTGGAAATAAATTTTGCGTTCGAGCTGGGCGATGTCCGTACTTACCAGTCTGAGGTTGGTGGGTTTAAGATGATGGCAGCAGCCTACGAGTGTGACATAGGAATAGATCCTGGGGTGGTAAGCTTTGCTTTGCTGAAAAGCATCTACACGGGAAAGGTTAATGAAGCGCTTGGTCTGATTGCCAAATCTTTTGGCCACCGCTATGCCTTGGTTGCGGCCTATGAAAACCAGGAGCCACCACTTCCGGTGCCGGATAATCTGGGGTGGTTATCTCCCGCCTCAGAGCACACGGTTTCTGTTCTTGATGGCACTGCTCGATACCGCGGAATGGCTGGTGGGATGCATTCCCTGGACCCGTCTTTGGTTCCAACAGTGGAAATATATTTTGACCCCGTCTGGGCCACACAGAGGGAACCCATCTAATGACTGAATGGTATACAGGTAACTACTCAATCTTAGAGGGTGTAGACAAGCTTGGAACTGTCAACATTAGAAAAGGTGACATCATCGTGCATTCCAGCGGTGCTG